ATGTACCTGAGAGTGACCGTTATATGTATGTACGTCCTGCTCAGTATTATCTGATGGCAGAGACCACTGACCTAATCAACCGTGATTGGGGTGGACGTGGAGTATATGCAGAAGGTGAAGTAATGAAGGTAGCTGGTGTTCACATTGTGAAGACTAATAACCTACCTATTAGTAACATTAGTTCTGCTCAAGTAACGGCACATGATGGTAACTTCAGTACGACTAAAGCACTCGTTATGCACAAGTCTTCTGTAGCTACTGTTAAGTTGTTGAACCTTGCAGTTGAAACTGAATACAGCATCAAGAATCAGGGTTGGATCATCGTAGCTAAGTATGCTATGGGTCACGGATTTATCCGTCCTGAAGGTTGTGTTGAATTTAAAACCTCTTAAGGGAAAGGATATAAATTATGGTTGATATAGCTGATATCCAATCTCTTGCTTTGGCTGCTAATGCTGTTACTAATGTATCGTTAGTACAGCCTTATGCTGATAATGCTACTGTAGGTACATCTTTTGAAACAATCACCAACACTAATGCTGATCAGGTTCTTCCTGTCATTGCTGGTGCAGATATAGATGTAGTATCTGCTTCTGCTGCTGATGATGATGGTTCTACTGGAGCTACGGCTGTACGAGTAACATATCTTGATGATAATTTTAATCAGTATACTCAAGATGTTACTATGAATGGTACGACTGAAGTAGAAATGACTGAGCAGAATATTTCCTTTATTCAGAAGGCTGAAGTAATCAGCTCTGGTACTGGACTAGCTGCTGCTGGTGCTATCACCATTGCTGATGTAACTGGTGGTGGTGTTCATGCTCTCATTGATGCAGGTTCTAAAGAGTCAGGTAACTGTACTTGGAAAGTCCCTGCTGGTCACACTGGTTATGTTCATGGCTTCTGGTATGATGTAGATGCTGTAGCTGCTGGTGTTGGTACTGCTGAGATTGCTTTACAAGTAGCACACGCTGAGTCTTCTGGAGTTGCTAATTCAGAAACTTGGCGAACTGTTGCTAAAGTAACTGTAGTAGAGAACGATAATGATATTGTTTCTGCTACTGGTGGGAATCAAAATAACAATGGTTCATTTTCCTTTCCAGGGAATATACCTTTTGTTGTTCCTGCTAAAGCTATGGTACGTTTGGCTGCTAAATCGCCAGCTGCTGTAGCCGTTACTGCTGGCTTTAGTATGTCAGTACAAGGCTCAGGTTCTGGTACTACGATAACAGATAGTTAAACTGTGGGGAGGGCTAGTATAGACTCCCCTTTTTTTTATAATAAGGAGAAGAACTAAATGACAGACACAAGCAGAACTGTCACAGATATGGCAAGCAATCTGTTTCAAGACAGTCAGGCTGCTGGTTCTATCACGCCTCAAGACCTTAGAGATTTCTTAGAGACTTGCCAAGTAAAACAAGGAAGCATTTACATCAGTACAGCTGGTGCAACAACCATTGCAGGACAAGCTAACGTAACTCCTAGCTCTCTTACCAACATGGTAGCAGTAGAGACAGGTGGTACGTTTACTCTTAGTACAGCTCCTACAGCTAATGAGTTTGATATGAATACAGATGGACAGTTGAGGTACACAGGTACTCCTACTACTAATGTATTCTTTACAGCTTCAATTATGCTAGAAATTGTAGCTTCTGCTGTAGACAAAGAGTTAGTATTTGCTGTAACTAAAAATGGAACAATAGTAACTGGTGCTAAAACTGGTGGGTACTGTCCAAGAGTACACACTAACTCAGTACCTATGTCTATCTCTGGCTATGCTTCTATGGCTACCAATGATTACTTGAACCTATGGGTTGGTAATGTTGATAGCACAGACAATGTATTGGCAAGGATGGCTCAACTCACAGCTCACAGTCTGGTAACTTAAAATGGCTTTTATATCCTTAACACCTATGTCGGAGCTTGAAGCGGTTAACCTGCTTCTGTCTGCTATAGGTGAAGCTGCTGTATCTAGTCTGGAAACAGCTACTACAGTAGAAGTAACTCAAGCTAAGAACTTGCTTTCTAATGTAAACAGAGCAGCTCAACAAAAGGGATGGCATTTTAATACAGAGTGGGACGTAGTGTTGACTAGAGATAGTGATAATAGGATACCTCTTAGTGAATCTATTTTGTCTGTGTATCAGCCAGGACAGCTCATGACAATTAGAGGTAGGTCTGGTAGTATGTTTGCTTATGACTTAGATAATAATACTTTTACTTGGACTAAAAATCTTAACAATGCTGTTACTATTACTCTCTTAGATTTCATAGATACTCCTAATACTTTTAGACAGTATGTAACTACTAGAGCTGCTAGGATATTCCAAGAAGAAATCATAGGACAAGTATCTGCTGAGACTGTTAACAGACAAGAAGAAGCAGAAGCTTATGCTGACTTATTGGATGATGATGCAGAACGATCAGGATTAAATGTAGCTTATGGGACACTAGATATGTTAAATACAACTCAGCTTCACAGGAAGTTATGGTAGATGCCCTTAATTACAGAACAAATAAGCAATCTAATCAATGGAGTATCTCAGCAACCACCTAGTTTAAGACTAGCCTCTCAATGTGAAGTACAAGAGAATGGTATGGTTACTATTGCTGAAGGTCTTAAGAAGAGACCTCCGCTAGAGCACGTTGCTAAGATAACAAACAAAACAGATACAGATGCTAAAGTACATTTTATAGACCGAAGTGACACTGAAAGATTTGTACTATTACTAGCTTCAAATCAATTTGATGCTGCATTTTCTAGTGACTTCACTGGTACAGAAATAGAACTTACAGATTTAAGTGGTAATGCACAGAGTATAAATGGTGACACAGGAGATGCACTTACATATATTACCACAAGTGATGCTAGGGATAACTTAAGATTATTCACTGTAGCTGACTACACTTTTATATTAAATAAACAAACAACAATAGCTAAGAGTGCCACTGTAAGCTCCTCAAGAGCCCCTGAAGGCATTATTTTTATTAAGCAAGCCTCCTCTGCCACTACCTTTAAAGTCTTCTTAAATGGAGTCTCAGTAGGTTCTATAACCGCTGACGCTGATGCCGATACTTTAGTTAGTAATGTGGCTACAGCAATGAGTAGTGTTTCTGGTTTTACTATTACCAAGTTTGGTAGTAGTAATGTCCATGTAACGAGGTCAGATGGGGCAGACTTTACACTCCATGCAGAAGCTCCTGAGGCTAACATGATAGCCATTAAGGACAGTGTAGTAGATTTTACAGACCTCCCTGCTAGGACTAAAGATGGCTTTACTATTAAGATCACAGGAGACCCTAGCTCAGGGACTGATGATTACTGGATTAAACATAACAACCAAGCTGATCAAGATGTAGGTGAGTGGGTAGAAACTGTAGAACCAGGACTAGCTAATAATTTAGATGAAACTACTATGCCTCTACAGCTAGTTAGAACCTCAGAAGACCCTTGGGATGCTTCTTTTAGTGCTGACTATGGGGAGACTGTGTTCTCACTAGACACGATCACATGGACAGAGAGACTAGCAGGAGACGAAGTAACAGCTCCTGATCCTACTTTTGTAGGTGAGACCTTAAATGATATGTTCTTCCACAAGAATAGACTAGGGTTTCTAGCTAATGAGAATGTTATACTATCAGAATTAGGTGAGCATTTTAACTTTTATGCTACTACTGCTACTGATCTACTAGATACAGACATGATTGATCTGGCATCTCCTACTAATAAAGTTAGTATTCTGCATAATGCTATAGCATTTAATGAAAATCTAATATTATTTAGTGACTTTGGGCAGTTTAAGTTGACTGAGTTTGCAGCTGGTGGTCTCACTCCTACTAATGCTAAACTATCCTTACTTACTGAGTATGAACATGATAAACTAGTACAACCTGTAGTTAACGGTAGGAAGGTCTACTTCTCTGATGAGAATGATGGTTTTTCTGTACTAAGAGAGTTTGGTATAGTAGAAGACTTACAAGAAGAAACAGCAGAAAACATTACGTCTCATGTACCTAGTTATATTAAAGGTAAAGGCTTTGAGATTGTACCTCATGATGACTTTATGTTTATCTTGTCTGATGAGAACTTAAATGAAGTATTTGTATATAAGTTTCTCTTTCAACAAGGACAGAAGAAGTTAACTTCATGGTCTAAGTGGAAGTTTAAAGAAGAAGAAAAAGTAATAGGTATGACTGTAATGGATCATATAGCTTACTTTATTATTGTCAGACCTGATGGTACTTACTTAGATAAGATGTCTCTACAAGATGCTAACCTTACATCCTTACCTGAGAGTTCTACTCAATTAAGTTTTAAGGTACTATTAGATAGACTCGTAGAACTTACTGGAGTATATAATGCTGGTGCTGATACTACTAGTTGGACATTGCCTTATCCAGACGATTTTGGATCAACTTTCAGAGTAGTCTTAGGAGCAGCTTGGGAAGGTAAAGAAGGATCACAAGTACAAGGATTGACTCAAACTAATGCTACTACAGTAACTGCTACTGGGGATTACTCAGCTGGTTCTGCTTTTGTAGGTAAAGAATATCAGTTCTTATATGAGTTTACTGAGCCTACTATTAAGACAGAAGTACAAGGGAGACTTAGCTCCCTATCTGGTGGTATACTAAAGATTCGTAAGTTTAACATTGATTACTTTAAGACAGGATACTTTGAATTCAGAGTTACAGCTCCTGGTAGAGACTCGTTTACCCATAAGTTTACTGGTAGAATACTAGGGTCAGCTTTGAATACCATAGGTACTATACCATTTGAAACTGGTAACTTTAAGAAGTTAATATTAGCTGATGCTAAAGGATTAAAATTAGAAATAGTGTCCAATTCTTACTTACCTTTAGCTCTTACTGGAGCTGATTGGGAAGGTAACTATGTAGTGAGGACAGTAGGCAGGAGATAACATGAAGCCTTACCATAGGCAATCTAAGCTAGACGATGCAGCGTACTTATCGTTGCACCTAAGGTATGAAGATAAACGTGAAGTTGAAACCTTAGGTCATAGTGTAGATAAAGCCTTAGCTCTTGCATTTGGTGCTAGTCAAATATGTAGGAGTATTGTAGACAATAAAGGTATAGTAGTAGGGATGTATGGTGTAGTCCCATTGTCAGACAAGACAGGACAAGTATGGATGCTAGGTAGTGAAGGTCTAGTAAAGATCAAGACTGCTTTCCTTAAACAATCAAGATCAGAGGTGAATGGTATGAATAGTGTATTCCCACATCTCTGTAATTTTATTGACTCAAGAAATGAAGTACACCTTAAGTGGATCAAATGGTGTGGCTTTAAGATACTTGGAGAAAAGGTTATTAATAACGTGAAGTTCTATGA